TTAAAGTTATTTGATTAGCCTTTTTTCTAGCGATAGAGTAATTCATTAATCTTAATCTATAACTTGCTTCATATTCATAAAAAGTGTTGGGGCTAACCTCTATCTTTTTGAAATTAAAGATCCAGTCTTTAAAAAGTTCTCCAAAGCTAATATCAGAATTGGATAGACTGTTAGTCTTAGCTTGGTATTTAGCAGTATTCATTTTATCCAATACTACTGACTTTTTATAACTGCCAAAACTTTTTCTAATCTGTTTACCGTTACTATCCCAACCAACAGTGATATTGGCTTTATAATATGTTTTACCATTTCTTATAACTGTAGAGATAGTACCTTCTCCATTGGATTTTCTACCAGCCATACAAAATCACTCTCCTTTCAAATTGCATAAAAAGCAAGAGTGTGTTATAATCTAGTTACGAACCAAAAAGATATAACCACTCTTTTTAGCCCCATATAGTGATACGGCGAATATCACTGTTGGGGTATTTTTTTTATTTCTTTATTATTTTTTTAGCTTTATTTTCAAGCTTTTTCTTTTCTTTCTTTAATATTTTTATACTTTTTTCAGGTGTAGGAAGTTCTTCAGGAACTGTTTCACTTATTTCTTCCATTGTTTCTCTAACTTTTTTACCGATATTAAAATGAGTTTTGTCAGCTAGAATTTGTCCTACTATGTCTCCTTTTTTTAATCTTTCTTCTGTTTGTGTTATTCTAAAGAGATTAGCAGCTAATTCAGTTGACCCCATATTATCTAAAATATCTTCATTTTTACCTAATTTCTTTCTTTTCTTTATATCAGCAGCAGTTTCTCCTCCATATAATCCCATATATCCTGCATTATTAAATCTTCCATAATTCTCAACTCCACAATCTTTAGCAGCTTTAAAAAGTTTTTTGTTAAATCCAGTAACATCATCTCTCAGAACTAATCTTCTTTCATCTTCAGATAGTTCGTTGAATTGTTTCTCAGATAACTCTTGTTTTCTTGTTTGAATAGCAAAATACTGTTGCCCTAGGGCTATCATTTTTTTTCTTGGATCTCCATTTTGAACTATTAAATAGCAGGCATATCTCGTTAACATAAAATCATTAATAACTTTAGAAGTTATCCCAGCTTCAACGATTTTGCCGACGTCGGCAAAATGGTCTGACAACACAATATCTGTACTTTCCATTGAATTTTTAGCTTTATTTATAACTTTAATAAAATTTCCCCATTTACTATAGCCTAAAGCAGTCATCAATTCTCTAGCATACCAATACTCTACTCCATCTTCTGTAATATGCTTTAAATCTTCAAAAGTTTTTTGATTGTATAATTCTAGTTCTTCCATTTACTCACCTCTCCTTAAAAATGTATGTAGTTTATTTGAAAAATGTTTTAATTTTTTCTAAAAAAGTTTTTTCATCATTTTCTTTTTTGTTACTAGCTTCATTTTGATTTTTTCTTTCATATCCTTCATAATATCTTAAATAAATTGTATTTTCCAAATCTATTGGTTCTTCACCAAAACCAAGTTTTCTCCAAAATCTTGAAACTTCAGTTTTACCGAGATCAGTACTAGGAGTTAAAGAAAGAACAAATTTATACTTATCTGCAATTTTTAGAATTTCTAGCATTGCTTTAGTTCCATATCCAGATTTTTGTGGTTCTGAATAAAAATTTACTATGCAAATTTCTTCATAATCCATGTAATAGAATTTAATTTCTTCATATTTTATAGTCACTTGAGGAATATCTATTTTCTTTAATTCTTCATAAAAATCTTTATGTTTAATATCATCGAGTTCTTCTCCTTGTCCACGAACAACTTTTACATTCATAAGCTCCCTCCTCCTTTATTCATACAAATTTAAGTAATTACACCAAACATAATTAATGATTTTCTGAATTTCATCATTATTATCACAATCTTTATATTTAGCTTGTAAAAATATAGTGGCAAATAAATTTGCTTGTGTTTCTTCTCTTGAACCTTTAAATGCTTCAATCTTACTAAGCAGAATACAAATCTCTTTGTATTTAATTTTCTAATAATTATTTAATCATCTAAATCATCTTCTCCTAAGTTATCTTCATAAAATTCCAGATTTGTAATATAATTTTCATTTGTAGATAAAGACTGATTATATTCTTCAGCTAACATAGTTTTATTAAATTCAGCAGTAGGATCAATACTATATACCAATTCTTCTAATTCTTCTATATCACAATAGAAAAATTCTTTTCTTAAATTAACTTTATTAACTCTTTTATCATTCAAAGCTTGATGTAATTTATTTTCTAAATTGACAGCATCTTCTGAAAAAATAAAACTATGAACATCAAATTTAAATGGTACAGAAGCACTTCCAAGCTCATTCACTCTTTCTTGAGGATCAATCCTTCTAGTCATACCTATTTTAAAAATATTAGCTCCAAAAGAACCTAGATTACTTATAATATATACATTTCCAGCTTTTCCATTTTGTAAATTAATTATCTCATCTTTTTTTATGAATACATCAGATAATTGAGCTTGTAATTCTAAAATTCTTTTATTCAATTGTTCAATTTCTTGATTATTGTTTGCATCTTTTAATAATTTTTCTGTTCTCTCAAGTTCTTGTTTATACTTCAATTCTTCAGATTCGATTTTTTCTTGTTGAAGTTTTAATAATCTTCTTTCTTCAGCCTCTTCTCTCATTTGTTGCTTAATTGCAAGTTGTTCTTGTCTTGCTTGTTCTTTTTTTACATAATAGTTGTATTCAATTTTAACCGCATTAATGAACAAATATTCTATCTGACCTATAAAATTAACTAACGTATTAACTATTGTTTGATTACCTTCTTCAGCAAGTTTTAAGTATTTTTGTGTAATAGATTTTATATCTTCAATTCCTTTTTCTAGTTTTTCAAATTTCAAATTATATAAAACATTTTGTAATTCTGCTTGTAATGCAACAACCATCAGATGATATATGTTTTTATTAGCCTTAGTTGTATATCTATTTTCATAAGCATCTAAAACTTTTTGTATATCTTTTTGATTTTCCCTAAATAATTTATTAAGTTCCTTTACATCCATATAATGCAATTTTAATTCTGTATTTGGAAAAATAGAAATAATTTCATTGTTTAAATTATTAACAATATATCCATTACTATGAAAACTATCAATAGAGTTTTGAATGCTTTTAAAAATTTCTTTTAATTTTTTAATCTTTCTATTTTGAGTTTCTTCTTGTTTTTCAAGTTTTTCAAGTATAAGTTTTTTTTCTTGTATATCTAAATATGTGTTTTTATATGATTGAACATATTGTTCCATATTTTCTTTATCTCTCTTTAAACTTCTAATTTCTTTTTGTAACTTTTCAATCATAATCTCATCAGGATTTAATCTTGAATTTAATTTAACATGCAAAGAATTTATATTTTCTTGCAACCTAAAATTAGAATCTTTTAATTGTAAAATTTGTTCCTCATATCCTTGTTTTAATTTCTTACGTTTTACTTCAGCATCACCAGATACAAATAACAATATTATAATAAAAACAACTATTACCATAAAAAGCATAAATAACCCCATCTCCCCTTTTTTTTATTTTTATAAATCAATCATAACTTTAACAACTTTACCATATTCTATAAAATCATCAAATTCATTCACAACCTTATCATCATAAGCTAAATTAAATGAATGTAGAATTAATCTGTCTTTTACTACTTTTTTTTGTTTAACAAAATTTTCATCATTTAGATTAAATGCACCTATTTCTCCACTTTCAATTTGAATATCCTTTTTTATTATGATAGTAGAGCCATTTGGTATTTTAGGCTCCATACTATCTCCTTCAACTTTTACAGCAAAATATGTTGTTCCATTTTTCTTTAATCCAAAAACTGGAATCATTTCTATAAATTCAGAATTACTAGCTCCGTATCCTGCTGAAATACTCTCATACAAAGGTATCATTATATAGTCAGTATTTACAGTCTTCATATCTATATTAGAATCTTCTTGTTTTTTATCTTCCCAGTCATATTTTAGACCAGCTTGATATCTATTTTTAATATCACTTCTTCCCATTAAGTAGTCCATATCGACATTAAAATAATCACATATTTCTTCTAATAATTCATAACTTGGTTTTCTTCTACCTTGTTCATACATCCCTATTGCACTAGGAGATATGTTTAATTCTTCTGCTAATTGACTTTGCGTTATATTTTTTTCATTTCTTAAACTTACAATTCTATCTTTGATTTCAGCCATATAAATCACCTCTTAACATTATTATATACAATACGTGTAAAAAGTCAAGAGCATTTTTACACAAAAGGTGTTGACAAAATTTTTGAGTTATGATACACTTGGTGTGTAGAAAAAAATATTTTATTTTTTTGAGAATTAACTACACTTAAAGTTGTGTTAGGAGGTGAAATTAATGAGTATAGGAGAGAAATTAAAAAAATTAAGGGGTGGAAAAAAATCAAAAGATGTTGCAAAAGCTATTGGAATAACTATTTCAGCTCTATCTAATTATGAAAATGACTATAGAATACCAAGAGATGAAACTAAAAGAAAAATAGCAAAGTATTATAAAAAATCTGTTGAAGAAATTTTTTTTGAGAATTAACTACACTTAGAGTTTAGAAAAAAAAGGAGGAGTATGGAGAGAGAAGAAAAAATTGAAATAGTAAGAAGTTCAAAAATTAGAATGGAGAAATTAAAAAAAATATCTGGATATTTAAGAGATGAAATTGAAATAAAATATCCAGAACTAATAAAAGAAGATGTTGAAACTTTGATATCATTACTGAAATTAGAATTAGATATGGCTTTCAAATTATAAGCCAGGTATCCATTCTTTAGCTTCTTTTAGAAATTTATAAGCTTTTTTCATAGAAGAATTATTTTCTAAAAAATCTAAACCATCTAGTGTAAGGCGAGGGTTTCCTATCGAAATAATAGGATTACCATTTATAGAATGTCTAACTGTAAGACCTTTTATGTAATTTTTATCTACTAATTCTTCTAAAAAAAGTTCTAAACGATGCTTGGAAATTTTAAGTTTTTTTAAATCAAGTGTAGTTTCATAATTAAAATCTTGGTTCTCAAAAGCTACATCAATTGCTTTTAAAATTTGGAAAATAGTAGTTTCTAACGACATAATAAACACCTCACATATAATTTTTATTTAAATTATATCACAAATAGAGGAACTAAAGGAGGCCTATGAAACAAAAATCAAGAAAATATAAAAGATATATAAGAAAGCAAATAAAAAAACAACTCCAAACTACTGCGTATAGTTTAGAGTTGAAAATTGAAGAGAAAGAAAAATTAAGAAGACTTAATCTTTCAAAAGCTCTTGATGATACCTTGCAAAAATTAAAGAGCAAATATGGGAAGAAATCATAGCTATATTTTCTATTTGCATTTTAGCTTCTTCAGTATCTGTTTTTATGGAAGCCAAAAATTCAGCTAAGACTTCTTCTGAGATTTTATCAAAATCAATATTTTTTTTCATAATAATCACCTCCCTAAAAAAAATTATAACATAGTGGAGGGAATAAAAGGAGTGTGGCATATGGAAGACTTATATTTTAAAAATCATGAAGCAAGATTAATATTTGGACTTGTAATGTTGAGTAAAAAAATGCAAATGGACTTTTTAGGAATTGACTACAACCACTATTCTGATAAGAAAATAGCTGAAATCTGGTACTCAAATATCAAAGATGTTTTAGCAGTTAGTAAACATGAAATGAGAGATGTAGCATTAGATAATTTAGAAAAACTTTATAAAGGAATGAAACATTAAAAGGAGTTGGTTAAATGTATATCCAAGATAGAGAAAAGATTGAAAAGTTATTATCTAGTTTAGTAAAGGAGTTGGTAAAGCAAGATATCATTGAATGCGATAAAAAAGAAATTGAATCTAATTTTAAAAATGCTAGGGAATATGAGATTGAACAAATGTTAGAAAAGGTAGTAAATGACTATGATTGTTATATAAAAAAGGGCTTTTAGAAATATGGGAGGGATCAAATGATTGAATACAAAGAAGCATCAGTAAAAGACATAGTTAAATATAAAATGAAATGGTTAATCAATTTAATCTGGAAGTTCTACTGCAAATATGTAGAGCTGTATGATTTTGGAGATTTATTTTAAAAGGAGGATAAAAAATGAATTTTGAAATTATGAAAGTTGGAATTTTTAAAGGGTCTAGTTATGTAATTACTCATACAGATGATGGCTTATATAATTGGTACTGTGGGTATGTAGAAGTACCAAAAAATCATATTTACTATGAGCAACATTATGATGATATTAATGATATAGATTGTCATGGTGGATTAACTTATAGCGGATATAGATTCAAAGATTATAAAGATAATGTTTACTACATTGGGTTTGATACAAACCATTTTGATAGTGATCCTGCTAATAATCTAACATTCGTTGAAAATGAGTGTCTGAATATAATAGAACAACTAATTAAACTAAACAATTGAAAGGTGGAATTATGGAAGAAAAGATGATGTTGACAATGCCAGAAGCATCAAAATTAACTGGTATAGGGCTACAAAAATTGAAACAGATTGCTAGAGAATATACTGATTTCCCTTACATAAAAATAGGGGTTAAACACTTAGTAATCAAAGAAAAACTCCCTGCTTGGTTTGAGAAGCACAGGGGAGAAGAGCTATGAAGAAACTAGCATTGGTGATAGTTAGTATATTGGCTGCATATAACAAAAGAAAAACATCTGTTGACAGCGACCAAACTAAAACAGATGTTTAAGAGAAAATATTTAGGTAATATTTCACCTAAATTATACATTAAATCTTATGAAAAAACAAGGGAGAAAAATATGAATATAACTGAATACAATTCTAAAAATGAAGGAAAGCAAGTTCTAGTTTTAAGAAAAGATGACATAAAAACATTAAATCACTTCGCTAGTATCGCAAAGTCTGGAGAACTTAAAGGACTGATAGTTGCTGGAAAGTATGTTGGATTTACTGATACATATAGACTAGCAACATTAAAAGATACTCATGAAGATTTACCTGGGACCAATACCGCTACTCCTCTTATGTATGATGTGCTAGATGTGTTAAAAAAAGCTAAATCTTTAGCAGTACTTAAAGATGGAAAACTTGCAATTCAAGTAGGTGTTGAAGTAACTGAATATGAGCCCCTAAAAGATATAAAAGTCCCAAACATTGCTACAGTTAGAGAAGGATTAGATTATGAAACTTATACTAAAGCATTTCCTTCAGTAAATTTTACTGAAAATGTAGTTTGGAAGATGTTAAAAACTCCAGCTGGACAAGAGCGTTACAAAAAATACTTTAAGTTTGAAAATGGAAAAGTAACTGTTGAAGCTTATCCAAATGAGGATTCTAAGTTAGTTTTAGAAATATTGGAGCTAGTGAATGATAGAACAAGTTTAGTAACCGATTTAGACTGTAAATACTTAGATTTATGGTTCAAATGGATTAAGGACTGTAAATTTAATATTGCTTTAGGAAAAAATAACAGAAGTGCTATTAAGTTTAGCATGGGCAACACAGATTACATAGTTATGCCACTGGCATTAAGAAGTTAAGAAGTTAAGGAGTTGATAGAGATGACTAAATTAGAAGAAGTGTTGGAATATGTAAGAAGTAATACTTTTGCAACAAATAAGGAAATTTCAGAAGATTTGAATATAAGCGAAGGTGTTGTTAGAACTTACTTAAATAGATTAAAAAATAAAGGTTATTTAGAAAAAATAGGTAAAGAATATAAAGTTTTAAAAGAGATGCCTGTTAATAAATCTAACTATAAACAAGAAATTATAAAAGAAATGTTGGAAGTTTACATGGATGACTTTAGAGAACTTAAAGTAATAAACGAGAAGGTAAGAATTGGAGAGCTTATTATCAGACTTGTGGATAAATTGTAGGTGATGGGAATGTTTTTAATAAATGGCGGTTACTTTGAACTGGTTTTAGAAGATGGAGATATTGCTGTTCTATCGAACATTGTGACAGGTGAGTCTCTAACTATGAATATTAAGGAACTTTGGAATTATACTGTGTGAAGGAGGTGTTCAGTATGCTGGTAAATAATAAAAAGTCTGTTGCGACTACCACATCATCAACAGACTATCAACCAAATTTTGATTATATATTACAACAAATTAATAAAAAATGCAAATAGGAGGATATAAAAAATGGTTAAAGTTGAATTTACAGGAAGTGTGGAAGAAGTTAAAAAGGAAATAAGAGAGTTCATAGAAGCTAACTGTACTGAGGTAATAATCAATACACGAAAAGCTGTTGATGAAGCTTTAGACAAAGCTAAATCTAAAACAGAAGAGAAAAAAGAATCTGTTGAAAAGGTAGAAGATGCTCCAGCTCAAAAACTACCTATAGCACCAGCTAAAAAAGAAGAAGCGCCAGTAGCTGTAGCAACTCCTTTACCTACAAAGACTGCAGAGTATACTGCAGATGATTTACAGAGAATAGCAGCTGCTTGGGTAGCAAAAGACATTGAAAATAACAGAAAAGCTATGAAAGATTTGTTAGCTAAGTTTGGAGTCAAGGCTATAACAGTTCTACCTCAAGAAAGCTATGGAGCTTTTGTTCAAGGACTTAAAAATTTAGGAGTTGATATTTAATGGCACATGCACTATTAGGACCTTCTAGTGCATCAAGGTGGATGGCTTGTCCACCTTCTGTAAGACTCTGTGAGCAATTTGAAGATGTAGAGAGTGAATATGCAAAAGAAGGAAGTCTAGCACATGAGATAGCAGAGTTAAAAGTAAAAAAGTTAATAGATCCAGGTTTGACTTCTAGGAAGTTTACTTCAGCTATGAAGAAGCTGAAAGAAAAAGAGTTGTATCAGGAAGAAATGCAAGGATACACAGATGAGTATGTAGAGTTTATACAAGAACAGATGTACAGTTACGAAACTACTCCACATATTTCAGTGGAACAAAAAGTAGATTTCTCACAATATGTTCCTGGTGGGTTTGGTACAGCTGACTGTATCTTAATCTCTAATGACACTTTACACATCATAGATTTTAAGTATGGAAAAGGTGTTCCTGTAAGTGTTGAAAATAATGCTCAGTTACTTCTGTATGCATTAGGGGCTTATCTCGCTTACGAAATGATATTTCCTATAGAGCACATTAAAATGTCAATCGTACAGCCAAGATTAACAGGTATAGACACTTGGGAATGTAGTCTTGATTACTTACTAGACTTTGCTAAGAAAGCTCAAGAAAAGGCTGTAATGGCTTTAAATGGCGAGGGTGATTTTGAGTGTGGAGAACATTGTAAATTCTGTAAAGCTAAAGCTACCTGTAAAGCAAGAGCTAATATTAATCTTGAACTTGCAAAATATGAATTTAAAACTGCTGATCTATTAACGCTAGAAGAAATTGGAGAAATACTGCAGAAGGCAAAAGATTTGGATAACTGGGTAAAAGAATTAGAGAAATATGCATTAGCAGAAAGTTTAAAAGGAAATAATGTTCCTGGTTGGAAGGCTGTTAATGGTAAAGGTAGTAGAAGTTTTAAAAATACAGATGATGCTATAAAAGTACTTAAAGAAAATGGAATTGCAGAAGAACTTTTATATGAAAGAAAGTACTTAACTTTAGCACAGATGGAAAAAGTAATAGGTAAAAAAGATTTTAATAATCTAGTTGGAGATTTAATAGTTATGAATGTAGGGAAGCCAACTCTTGTAGATGCATCTGATAAAAGAGAAGCGATAACAAACAAGATAAAGGCAGAAAATGAATTTAGTGTAGTTGATGATATTAATAATTTATAAAAGGAGAAGTGATATTAATGGCAAATGATACTAGAGTGATGACAGGGAAAGTAAGATTAAGTTATGTGCATTTATTTAAACCTTATGCAGCAGAAAAAGGGCAAGAAGAAAAGTACAGTTGTACAATTCTAGTTCCAAAAACTGATGTACAAACTAAGATGAAACTTGATGCTGCAATAAATGCTGCGATAGAAAAAGGGATTAGCAGTGTGTGGAATGGAGTTAAACCTCCAAAACCAACTATCCCAATATATGATGGAGATGGAGTAAGACCATCAGATGGTCAAGAGTTTGGACCTGAATGTAAAGGTCATTGGGTGTTTACAGCAAGTGCAAAAATAGACTATCAACCAGGAATAGTAGACTCGAAGCTACAACCAATTTTAAATCAATCAGAAGTTTATTCAGGGATATATGCAAGAGTGTCAATAAACTTTTTCCCTTACAATGTGAGTGGTAAGAAAGGAATAGGTTGCGGACTTGGTAATGTACAAAAGTTAATGGATGGAGAGCCTCTATCAGCTGTAGGAATTAAAGCAGAAAATGAATTTGATGAGGTTGAAATAGATCCAGTTACTGGAGAACCAATTCTATAAAAAACTTATAAGAAGGACAGTTTTAATACTGCCTTTCAATTTCAAAAAAGGAGCGATTATGAGAACTTTAAATATAGATATAGAAACATTTAGCTCTGTAGACATAGGTAAATCTGGTGCTTATAAGTATGCAATGAGTGATGATTTTCAGATACTTCTATTCGCTTATTCTACTGATGGTCAAGATGTAAAAATAATAGACCTTGCTCAAGGTGAAGCTATTTCTGAAGAAGTATTAGCCCTTTTAAAAGATGAGTCTTGTATTAAGTACGCATACAATGCTGTCTTTGAATGGTGGTGTCTGAACATGGCTGGAATAGAAACTCCTTTGGAACAATGGCAATGCACAATGGTGCATGGGCTTTATTGCGGGTACACAGCAGGTCTTGCTGCAATAGGTAATGCAATGGGTTTACCACAAGATAAGAAAAAATTAACTACTGGTAGTGCTTTAATAAGATACTTCTGCATACCTTGTAACCCTACTAAGAGCAATGGGAATAGGACTAGAAACTTGCCTCAACATGCTCCAGAAAAATGGGAGCTATTTAAAGAATACTGTATACAAGACGTAGTTACAGAAATGGAGATAGGCAGAAGATTAAGTGCTTTTCCTGTCCCTGACAGGGAATGGAAACTTTGGGTACTGGATACATTCATGAATGCATACGGAGTAAGAATTGATAGTGAGTTAGTGAATGGTGCTCTGTATATAGACGCATTATCAAGGGCTAATTTACTAGAAGAAGCAAGAGAGATAACAAAGTTAGACAATCCCAATTCTACAAGTCAATTACTAAATTGGTTAGAAGAAGCAGGAGAAGAAGTTGAGAATTTGCAAAAAGCTACAGTTGAAAAAATGGTAGATACTTTAGAAGATGGAAAAGCAAAAAGAGTATTAGAAATAAGGCAAGAATTATCTAAAACATCTGTTAAGAAATATAAAGCTATGGACGAAGCTATGTGTAAAGATGAAAGAGTAAGAGGACTATTGCAATTTTATGGAGCCAATAGAACTGGAAGATATGCAGGAAGATTAGTTCAAGTACAGAACTTGCCTCGTAACTATATAGAAACTTTAGATGTAGCTAGAGATGTTATTAAAAGAGGTGATGGTGAACTATTAGAAATGCTTTATGGAAATATACCTGATACCTTATCACAGCTTATCAGAACAGCATTTATCCCCTCTGAGGGCAATCATTTTGTTGTGTCAGACTTCTCAGCAATAGAGGCAAGAGTTATAGCATGGCTTGCTGGAGAAGAGTGGAGAATGGAAGTGTTTAAAACTCATGGAAAAATCTATGAGGCCTCAGCATCTCAAATGTTTGGAGTGCCAATAAATACCATCGCAAAAGGTGAAGAAAACTATCATCTTAGAGCTAAAGGAAAAGTTGCAGAACTTGCACTAGGATACCAAGGTAGTGTTGGAGCTTTAACTGCTATGGGTGCAGCTGATATGGGCTTAACCGATGAAGAAATGAAAGACATTGTAGATAGATGGAGAAAATCATCTAAAAGAATTGTGGAGTTGTGGTATGCATTAGAGAATGCCTCTGTTGAAGTATTAGAGACTGGAGAACCGCAGATAGTTAAATGCGTAAAGTTAGCTAAAGAGTATGACTTTATTTATGGCCAAGACTTTTTCACAATTGAATTGCCAAGTGGTAGAAAACTTTTCTATCCAAAACCATTTTTAAAAGAAAATCAATTTGGGCAAATGCAGATGCATTACATGGGTATTAACCAAACCACTAAGAAGTGGGAAGTTATCCC